TTTTCACCTTGAATAAATAGTTTTCTTCATATTCGTTGCATAAGTGTCTGTTGTTTTGTAAGTATGGGCACCATTTAGGTTCTTTCGTGCAACAATGGCGATATACGCAACCTGCGTGCCTATCCTCTTTTGGCATAGAGTATCACCTCGAAAAAATAGTTTATTATTTGGTTTTTAAAAAAATATAAAAAAAGTATAAATGTTCGTATAAAGTCAGTGTACTGTGTAGAGTATTAAAACAGAAACTACACGAAAATCACTTACATTGGGTATATTTCAAAGTTTCTGAATGTAAACTCACAACCTGCATCTAAAATAAATCTCACTTCCAAAGTATCACGAGTTCCACTTGGTGAAATTCCACTTAAATCAGACCCTTTTACTCCATCAACCCATATTTGAGTCTTATCTGTTCTTACGAGAAGTTTAATGTGTTGGAAATCAGATTGATTTTGAAATGGAATGGTTATAACTGTACTGTTGTCTGAATTGTGTACTTGCACATACACCTTATTTTGAGTTGCATTTTGGAAATCCACTTCCACACAGAATGGTGGAATATAATCCCAAGGCGATGCAGTTGTTGTACCTGCTCTATTTGAAGATAATGCTACTTGTCCAGTATATAAGTTCTCCACCAAAGTACCAGTAGCCCCAACTGTTGTTCTGATTCTTGAAGTGTCAAAATCTGACCAAGCATTAGCATTTGCTTTTCCACTAACCCCTGCATCATACACCATACAATCAGTAACTTCGAATGGTTCTGACTGGACTCTACCAGCAAACACACGAAACTGTCGTAACCCAGCACCAGTACAAGAGATATATGAATCAACCATACCACTAGAAGAAGAACCATCACACTTATAAACCTCAAGAGTTGCTTTCCCAATATACCCCAACAAATAAGTACCATACCAAGATGAAACAATACTTGATGAAGCCCCATTTACAGTAGATAAATCCACATAATCCCCATTACCATTAGTAATAAGACCTTTTTTAACCTGGAAAATTCGATCACCTGTAATTGATGTTGGAGTTCCATTATCTTTGTAACTAATGTTCCATCCTGTGCTTGTTTTGTAGAATGTGAAATAACTGCTACCTGTCTGCCCCATATAAATTATAGTATCTGGAGTTGTTGAAATCAAAGCCCAAGAAATCTGTGTTAAATCATCTCCTAAGGAATGCCATACCAATTCATCTTCATCAATAATTAGTGGATTATCATATAATCCTGAAGGGTCATAAAGTAACCCCTCAAAAACAGCAGGAGTACCATCAGGTACAAATGTTCCATCATCATTCAATATATAAGCAGATATGTCCACATCATCTCCTGATTGTGCAATCTTCTTTTCTGATGAAACAATAATCCCTTTAGTTTGATGTTGAATGTCATCAATCTTGTTAATCAGAGTAGTTAAACCATCACTACCACTAGCAGAAACACCTTTACTAACTAATTTATTAGCAAATGCAGTTTTTCTGCCTTGATATGTTTCTAGAAAAGTCATGATAACATATCCTCCTCAATATCTCCAATTATACCATAAACGAAATCGTATACGGCATCTCCTGATGGGGCATGTGTTGTATCACCATTAGTGACTTCTTGAACGATGTCAGCACCGCCGCCTCCACCGCCACCAGCACCAAGAGTGGTTAAAGTACCAGCAACCATTCCTTTTACACTGGTTTTGTTGGATTCAAAGATGATATGCCATTTGTTGGTGTTCATGTCATGAATATCAGACTGATTCTCGGGAGTATCATTGTACATGATTACAAACTTAGCATTTGCTAAATCCTTTGTTAAATAAACTTCAGAACTGCCGTTCATCTTCGGTGGACTGATTAAACCAACAAACCAAGATTGATGTTTATTGTCATCACAATCCCAATTAGTCAAACTGCCATGGTAAGCGTTATCCAAAAGCCCTAACATGTAGTATTTATCGCCGTTAACATAACCAACAGAAGATGTTAACCTAGTGAACGGATAAATACCGTTTCCATCAATTTCAAAACCTGCTCCACCAATGGTAACCCCACCGAAACTGTCAGTCATGAGGTTGTTATTCCAACCTGTCGCAACGGCAAATTCTCTCCAAGTACCGTTTAATGCTCCCCAACTGGAATTATTGTATTTAGCACCTATGTAATGCTTATTGGCATTTTGAACATCAGAGTAATCATATGAAGATGTATCCATATAGACAATCCAATTGTTGTTGTCATCCTGCCAAGCAGGACACCTCCAAATATTGATTCCCATGATGTCATTGTATCCTAATTCATGCTCTCCAGGATAAACACCTGAAGCTTGAATCTGAATACCAAATGAAGCATTCTTTGTGTTAATCTTGACAAATCTTTCAACATCGTAATCATAATAAGCATTACTCATTACCCAATACTCAATATGCTGTATACTATCAACAGTTTTGGTAATGCAGGCAAAATTAAAATTACTGATTGCAGATTGGTCAAAACCCAATTTCTCCAACAATAAAGAATCAATAGTTTCCTTATTGTACACATTCATCAAATTATTATTGCTACTCATCGCTTATTTCTCCTACTGTATCGTATTTTATCTTGAAATTTGTACTGTCATATGTAATGCTTGTTAAAGCACCTGCTAATGTGTCCAAGTCATCATCATAGAGTAATGCATTGCTGGATTCAAAGGTGTCAAAAAGTATACTATTGTTGGTGAATAGTATACCTGTGACAACACCGTTCAAATCTTCAACACTAGTCACATCAGCTGGGCTTAACAAGGTGTAGCGTATCTGGTTATTGCTGAAGGCAATGTCTTTCACTAATGTATTGTCAATCAGTTCCATAACTTCAACCGCAGTGTAACCTTCACTTGTTCCGTTGCTGATTCTAAAGACAGGTACAACAAGATCATTAATTGTTTCATTATGCACTACAATATCACATTCGGATTTCACAAAATCATTCACCAGGCGTTGTTCGAGGAGGAAACCTCCTCCCCTTACATTGCCTGGTACGGTGTTAATAAAATCAACCATAACTTATGCACCTCTTGCTCTTCTGGCTCTGCTTTGAATCTCTGCTTTCATTTTGCTATCTAGGGATTGGAAGTCTTTATTGTGTGTTAATGCTTTGATGACTTCGGAATCATTCAGCATGTTAATCAAGGTTTGTGTGTCGATGTGTGCAGGAACGTTTTCCAAGTCAAGAATCAATTTTTGTGTTGATTCCACTTCGACTTTACCCTGTTTCCATCCAACACTGTTTTTGATGTCCAATGTGCTTCCTGAGTAAGTCATTTCACCGCCTGCAGCATCGCTTCCAGCACTACCTAAGCTGCCAATGTAATTCATGGCATCTTCAACTTGGCTTTTGATATTGTTAACAACACCAACAACATCATCATATGCCTGTCTGAAAGGCTGCACAATAGCATTAACAACACCAGATAATGCACCTGATATTTTTCCAGGTAACTCAGACAAGGTATTCACAGCACCAGTGACAACTTCACTTGCCTTTTGTCTTGCATGTGAAACCCATTGACTACCTGCGCTAGTGATCCTACCGACAACCGCAATCAATTGACTATATGCTCTTCCTGGCAACTGACTTAACCAATTGATAATTCCATTGACAAAGTTTCTAGCAGCGGAAATTCCTCTGGATAACAATTTGCTTGCAAACTGCATTACCAATTGAATAATCTTTGTGAATATGGTACTGTAAGCATTCCATAATATGGATAACACCATGAAAATCAAGGTTGGCAAGCTTATCTGACCGTTCTTGAACTGCTCAAATACATTAACCAATTGTTGAACTGTAGTTACAATAACACTTATGATAGGTCCTATAACACTCATGATTTGATTCCATACTTCAACAAATACATCATAAACCATACGTAAAGCAGGAACAATTCCAGGACTGCAACCAAGTAGGATACATACTATAGGTTTCAATGCTTCATAGATTGCTTGACCGATTGGAACTACAAAATTATACAATGCCTGCAAAATACTGATGACAAACCTTATATTGGATGTAAGATTGTTCCACACTTGGCCAATTCCATCAATGATTGCTCTCACTACATCCCAGTTACTGCCTGTTGACACTCCGAAGAATTCTAACACTTTTTGACCTGCCCAAGTGATGAATCCTCCTAATTCTTGCAATGCCCAACCAATAGCGGAAATTGCAGCTTGAACATCAGGATGATTTATGAAAGCACTCCACATCATTTGCAAACCTGCACCGATTGCGGCTAACATTGTGTTGACATCACTCCACCAACCAAAGGCCTTACCTACTTCATAAATTGCAGCAACAAGTAAACCTATAATTGCAACAATAGCCACAACTGGCCAGCTGAACGCTGCAATGAATGCACCGATTGGAGCTAATATTGAAATCAATATTGATTCCAATCCTCCAAATGCAGCAATCAATACTCCAACAGCAAGCGCTACACCACCTATGATGATTGCAATTTTTGCCCACTCTGGGAGATTGCTCCACATCTTCTGAAGCTCTGGTACGAATGCTTTAATCTTGTTTACGGCATCTGAAATGTAGGACACCATCATGAGAAGTGCAGGCATTATTGGTAAGATTATTGACTCTAACAGGTTTGATAATGTAATACTCAAAGCATTCCATGCATCATCTAATGTGTCTATGCTCTGTGCAAGTACATCATAATGTTGTTCTTTCAATGCTTTGTTCATTGCTTTTAGCAAGCCTTCTTTGTCTTGTAAGTCACCGCTCCAACCGTTACGCATTAATGCTTCTTCACTTAAACCGATTTCTTGCAATCTTCTGAATTGACCATCCATTGCATCTGCCATTGCTAGCATTGCATCTTCGGATGTTCTTCCGTTTCTGGCCATTGCATCTGTGAAGATTGCTGTTGTTTCAGTTAATTCAGTTAATGATGATTTTGGCAATTGCAAACGATATGCCATATCCATTGCAGTTTGACCTACAACATCCATATCAACCTTTTTATAGGTGCTTTGCAATTCATCTAAACTTTTTTGGAAAGTATTCACTTCTGAAGCACTCATTCTCAACCTTGAACCAAATTGTTGGATTGAGGCTCTTGCATTTAGACTTGCCTTTGTGGTTTGAACAATACTGTTGACAAGGTCATATCCTAACATTCCTGCAGTCATACTTGCAGCATTTTTCAGGAATCCAAAACCTCCAGAACCTGTGCTTTTTGCGGTTGCAGATAAATTTCTTAGTTTGGCCTTTAAACTATCAATGCTACTTCCAACACTTCTTATTTTTCCTTGTAAACTTGTGAATTTTGCTTTAACTCCATCTGAAACAGATTTGAGTTTGTTCATAGCCATTGCAGCAGTGTTGCTGCCAGTGATTAATCTTCCGAAACTGGTTGCTGTGTTGGTAATGCTTCTTCTTATGTTACCCAGTTTGTTTCCGCTGTTAGCAAATTCATTGAACTTTTCTCTTGCTCTGTCAACATAACTGTTTACCTTGTCAAATGCACCATGCACTTTACTTGAAGCATTGTTGATTCCATTCATTACTTTTGAACCAACTTCCCCCATCTTGTTTAAAGCATTTTCTGCTTTTTTGGCAACTTTGGATACTTCTTCTTCAGCTTCAATCAATATCTTTATCACTTGCTTTGATACCACAAAATTCACCTCCTTATAATCATGAATTTAAATAATATTTGTTATTCGGTTTTGTACATCTCTTCATGTAGTTTCAATCTTCCTTTTGCGATGAATATCTCTTGAACCACGGTTAGATTTTGAATTGTGTCTGCTAAATGATACCCACAGTAATCAAGCCAGATGATTTCTCTTGCTTCAGCTTTCTTCAGGAAAGGTATCTACTTCACCTTCCACTTCATCATCTTCCATGTGAGAGATCTCTTTCACTTTTTCCAGGATTTCGTAGAACACTTTTGGAATCATGTTTGTTATGTCCTGTTCGGTGAATTTGTCAGGGTTGCCATCATTATCCAAACCCCATTCTACGGTTTTGATGTCTGCTTTGTTGTCTGCAATGGTCAAGCGTTCCATGTTCATTTTTGCTTGAGCTTCAATTTGGGATTTCATTCTCTTCTTGGAGGTTGTTCCCTTTTGATTTGCAGTATAGTCACCTAAGGCCTTGTTTTTCATTTGGGAGATTTGGTGTATCTCACCAATGGTAAGTGGCCTTATGTAGATTGTATCATCTGCAGATTCAATCCTGACTTCTTCATAGTGTTCTTTACCCATTAAAATGTCTGTTTTCTTTAATACCATAATAATCCCTTTAAAAAAAAATTACACCAGCATTAATTACCAAGATTAGAAAGGAGATTTTGGGTATCTCCTCCTAATGGTGAATTTAATACTGGTGTGTCTACT